TCTCAGTAAAAACGTGAGCTTGTAGTTTGTTATTAAACTCTTTTAAGTTAGTTAGTTTATACGCCCTAAAAAGTGCACGCTGATCGTCGTTCTGTAGTTCGCCCTCGATATCGTTAAGGTCTTTTTCATACATCGGCATGTATTCTTTTATTACGCCGAATGCGTTCTTGCCCTTCTTTGTCATTACACCGTTTTCTGGATTTAGAAGGAGGTCATTTTTTCTATCAAGGGCTTTTACGTATGCTTCTTCAACAGCTATTTTATTGGCCTGCTCGTAATCTTCTTGACCAATTTTTACTAGTTGACCACCTAATTTTTTAGCCATCTCAAAGCCTGGCTGACTGTCACCAAATGCAGCATCTGGAACATTTGCAGATGAACTTACTTGAGGTATGCCTGCTTGCTGAACTCTGGATTCATAACGTGGTACAGATGGCATTATGCTTTTCTCCTAAAATAATCAAGATTTGAAGCATCGTTATATGAATCATTTATATCGTTAGAAGATATTCTGTTATAATTATTTTTATTACTGCCCATCTTAGACAACCAACCTGCTCCTTGAGCAGTATATCCAACAGCCTCCATGCCTCCAGTTAATAGTGTTGTTTTAGCTTTGTTTTGGCCAGCCATATAAGCCATCTGACCCTGAAAACTATATTGTGTTGACTGATATCTAAGTCCCCAAGCTTCAAGCCATGCGTTGTTTCTTATGGTAACAATATCTCCAGCAATTTGACTTGCGGTATCAAGCTGTACATCAAGAGCTGATCCTGACTCAATATCAATACCCTGAGCTGCTAGTGCCGTTCTCTGAGCACCAACAATCTCTTTACCCTTTTGTTTTAATTTCTCAGCCTCTTTATTACCTCTAGTGATAATGTCCCTTGCTTGTATTTCAGCCATTATCGCATTGCTATCAGCAACGGACTTTTCATAATCAGCCTGGGTTTTATATTGCTGTGCCTGAGCAAGAGACCCACCGATTGCCGAGCCTGCCTGAATGAAACTTCCAGCCGCAGCTGTTCCAGCTCCCATTACTTACCCCCTGATGTTATCAGTCCAGAAGGAAGAATAGAAAGAACCGATAAAGGCAGTGGGTCTATTTGTCTAATAAACACACTACCTGTTGAGTTCCATTCTGGCATGATATTAATGTCAACAACCTCAGTAACCGAAGATACTGGATCATCATAACCCTCTGTATCTCTAATTTTTAACTCAAAAAGATTTTCAAGGGGATCTGTAGTGTCGTCGCTTGGTGCTTTTGGACCAGCGAAGATACCCCTAGATGCTTCAACGAAAGCACTGACTTTATGAATAATTTTCTTTTTATCTCCAATAGACGACTGTCCATCCTGATCTATGTTGAGGGTCTGCAAGTCAGAAATATATGGCATACCAGCATGTATTACGGTGTAGTGCTGGCTTAAAGATATTGATCCATATTCTACTGTTATTAAAACGTATGCATCGTTATTTGGATTCGACTCAACAAGGCCATCACCGAACACAGACACTTCATGTCCTTCCAGATGCCAAAGACCACTAACTTCATTGACAGCAAGCCCCCATGTCCCAAGTGCAGCATTCCTTGATGCAACCGGGATTGTTCTGTTTGGCTTACCAACGACGACAGTGGAACTTGTATAAGAGTCTATGCTTATACGCAAAACCTCTCCATCTGCTTCGGTTATATGTACTTCTTTACCTACATCAGAACTTGCAAAAGCAGATGCGCTCGCTGTTATTTTCACTGAGTCATCGTATTTATATGTGGATACTGTGCCGCCGGAAGTATAGGCACCATAGCCAGTACTGTTTACACCACTTAGCTGGAACGTGTTTGTTGTGACACCAGCAACGGTGTAAGAGTTTCCATTAAGCTGAGTCATCCCTGATACACCAAGAATATATACAGTGTCTCCGTTTTGAAAACCGTGAGAAGACGACGTAACAACGCATGGGTTAGCTTGAGTTGCTCCAGTTATTGTGTGGCCACCGGTTATGGTCATTGTAGTAGTACCAGTGTGTCTGCCGTCGTATGTTAGTCCTGAGTCCATAAAGACTGCATCTTTTATGTCGGTTATAAACCTTGATGCAAATCTCTCAATATATCTCTTACTAGACCCATCTATGGTCCTGTTCACGACTACATACAAAGCGTCTTCCGTTCCTTCAGGAATAGAGCAAACGCTCTCTATTGTTCCATCTGTGTCGTGCTTGTGCCATGCCCATACCTGATGCTCTCTAACATAAGTTAAACCAAGAAGGACCCCATCACTCCGGACAACCCAAACTATTGAGTTTGGTATTTGTTGGTAAGCCCAGTCAACAAGCGTATAACCCTCAAAAAGGTGGGCTGCGAAGATAGTGAGATCATTTCCTCTATATCCATCAATTTGGTAGTCGAATGTTAGGTCTCGCACGATGGACCCACGAGCCTGCTGGTATAAGGCATTACCACCTACAACAAGCGGCTGCAATCCACCTGCTCCGTTGTAAGAATATTGCTTCGGATTTATTTCACCAGGCTTCAGAACTCCACCAGAACCCTCAATAGACCACTCACCACCGCTCGTAAGCACGATTAGTTTTCCAATATCAATCAAGTGCTCAACAGAATTAACCTGACGGCCAGCCAAAGAAAAAGTTACAGCATCATCATCCTGAAGCGGAGAAGAAATAGAAAAGTTTTTAAATGAGCCAGTCTTGGATGCATACACTGTCTCTGGATTGTTCACGGTGTTTGCAAACATAAGTCTTTGTTGGAAGTATGTTGCTGTTGATGGATAGTTATCCTCTGAACTGAATGGATTTCTTTCAATAGGAGGAGAGTCGCTTGTGTCTGGATCTATTGCACCAGTGTCGCTAAACGATGTTCCGCCAGAAACGCCAATCAACCCGTAATAATCGTTTATTCCTCTATATATATTATAGCTCTGTGCGGGCCTTCCATCTGTGTCGGTAGCCGCAGTCCACGTAACGGTATGTGGGCTTGATACAGAAGGATCTGCTGCCGACGTGATTGTCGCTTCATTTTTTGAAATGGTTGCGCTGTTTGCCGTATAAGAACCAGTGTACGCCAATGTGTTGATGCCTTGAAGTTCAAAAGTATTTGCCCCTGTGTTCAGGTTTGCTACAGTGAAGCTCCTGTTGTTTAGTGCCTCAAAATCACCACTGCTACTTACTGCACCAGAAATATAAACAGTATCACCATTAACCACGTTGTCTGAACCATTATATGTTACGACAGCTGGGTTTGCTTTTGATATTGAGGACAAAGTATTCGTTGATCCAAAACCAGTTAGGCTTTCCTCAAATGTCTCTTGAGCCACAGCAGTTACTTTGTATCTAAAAGTTTTGCTACCTCCAGATCCAGCAGATGCAGACAATCCCGTTGGTCTGTTTATAGTTGGAGAAAAATCCATCTCAGTAAAATTCCAAGATGTGTGTCCAGTTCTGCTTAGTTCCGTCGGAGGATAGGTTTGATGTGTTATGATGATTACGTCTGCCGACTGAATAAAGTTTAAATCGAATAGATCTGCTTCATCGTACCCATGAGTCTTTGTGTATACTCTTTTTAATGTTCCACCAGTCGAATAAGTTCCAAACAGCGATGAGTCAACAGGAGTCCCATCCATATAATTAAGCTCAAAAGTATTTGCGGCTACGTTAGCGACCTTAAAGTTTCTGTTGTTAAAAAATGTTCCAAAAGCACCAGACACACCAGACATCTGGATCTCATCGCCATTTGAGAAGCCATGTGCAGTAGATGTTACTACAGCTGGATTTGCAGTGGTTATTCCGCCAGTAACGCTTTTTGTTGAGTCTGTTAGGTATGCTCCATCCTGTATAACCCTCATATACAGGTCTCCAAACTCTAAGCAGTATGTTTGTTCTGTGTTGAAAACGAATGGAACCAATCTTATAGTTTTTGTAGAGTCCTTTGCCTCACCAATAAATATAGTCCCAGGTCTATTTGACGCTCCGCCATGCCTCATGATAAACATATTCCTGCATGTCTTCAGACCCGATGCGTATTTCTGTGTGTCAGTTCTAGCATAAAGAGATGGTGCTATCTCACCACCGCTGAATGTTCTCTGGGCAAGCGTGGTCAAATCCCATCCCTCACTCTAATGTATTCGCTCTCTGGATCTTGCTCTACTTGTTCTTCATTAAGAGAGTTTGCCCTAGCTGTGTTTAGTTCAAACAAATAAAGCTGCATCGCTCGCTCTCCAAGTTTGAATGGGTCTCCAGCTGTTAGGCGTGGGGCTATGTATGCAGCCAGACGAAGAGACAACGCCATAGTAAAGTCTGAATCAAAAATATCTTCATTGTCTTCGTCAACCGTATACTCGATCTCTGCATCTTCAATATCACAATAAAACAGCTTACCATTGTCATCTTGCGCTACTTTGTATGGAGCACGAGATTGCCTATTATCGTTTCTAAGACCACTTAAAATTCTTCTAATTTTAAGACAGTCAGCAGGATATCTATATGAAAAACCCCACTCATCAGTTGGGTCTTCTTCTATAAGCGTCGGTGACACAAACTTTGTTGCGAACGGCCAAGGAAAATCCCTTAGAGTTGATTGTCTTGCTATGTCGTAAAAGCGTCTACAGGCAAGAGCTTCTTGAGACCTCTCGGTGTCCAAATTTGATATCTCAACACCAATGCCAAGATGGCTTAAAGCTAAGTTAGCGATTACTGTACTAGATGCCATCCGATAGCCTCCAAACTAATATTTGCTTATATTATAGCAGTGTTTATTCCTTTTGCTCAACCTCTGTTTGTTCATCTTGTAAGTTCTCGTTGATGTATTTAAATACCGCCTCAGCAGCTAGGTGGTCAGCCTTAGTTCCTACCATCGCACTAAATACCTTAGCCAAGAACTCCATTACTTGTTGTTTCTTAAGTTCATTCATACCAATGTCCCATCCTTTAATGCTTGAATGTCAGTTGTGAGCTTAAGAATATCTGCATTAAGTTGTTGCTTCAAGTCTTTCTTTGCCTGGATCTGATTCTGGAGATTAGTGATGTCTGTATCAAGCTGCACCTTCTGTGCAACCATAGCTGCCTTATCTGCCTGTAAACGGTTAATTACATCTGCCTTAGCCATAACACCTCCTAAAACAATCCATCATTTTCATCAGGATGCTCAATACCTGTATTAGTAAAATCCCCAGGTCCGTTCCACAACACCTTGTACTTCCACCAAGGACCATGATTATTCCACTCAAACTCATACTCTGTATGTCCATCCGGTAATGGTTGCTGCTCTGCATGAACACCGACTATTACTGAATCTTCATCTCTCACATAGACCCAAGCCATATTAACTATCCTTGATGAATAACGTTATCTGAGCATCAGACCCTGTTGGCGTGAAGCTGCTTGTTACAGTTTGCAATGTAATCACATCACCTGCTGCATACGCAACAGAAAGTCCGGTTGTCCTGTGTGTAGTTGTATTAGTCCCGTCAATCGTAACGGTTCCACTTTGAACTACACCATTCTTTAGCCACTTAGCAATACATGTCCCAGCAGTTCTCGATAGTGACATGTTAATTGTTATAGCTTCTACAGTTCCGGCAGCAATGGCGACAAAACCAGCGTACGCACCTGCATCAGAAAACGGAGCATCACTTGTCGCGCTACCACCAACACCGTTAACAGCACCAAGTAGTGCGTATGCTTTAATAGCTCCAGGTCCAACACTCCAAGTGAGTCCACCTGATCCGTCGTTCTTAAGATACGAGTCAGCAGCACCCTGGCTAGCAGGGAGTGTGAGAGAGTGGGTTGTAATTGTCCCGGGAGGTTGAATGGTAATAAAATTAGATGAGTTGTCTTGGAATAAAAACTTATAGGTCCCACCCATCTGAATGCTGGAATTAACTCTTACATATCCCTTAGTGGCATCACTCGTTGACTCAAGAGTTAGGTGACCACTTGATGTATCGTTTCCGTATAGTGTGGTGCCTTCACAGTTTATACCTGTACTTGCTACTGTGAAAAACTCTGTGTTTGTGCTTGTCATGCATCTTAGGATTTTTCCAACAGTTGATGAAGCATCCTTAAGAATAAATTGTCCACCCTCGAAGTGTCCTGAGTATCTGCTACCAGTAGCCGATTGATTAGCCTTGCAGAAAATGCCGTAAGTATTTGTTACAGGAGAAGTACCAGAGTTATCAATCCAAAGAGATATTGCATCTGTGATGGAGCAGTTGGTTCCCTCGATTGGGTTGCCAGCTATGTAAACAGTTGCTGATGTTGAGTTAGTGCTTGAACTAGAAAACGCTACTGTTGGTTGGCTGATGTAAATAGCACGTTGGTTGGTCAATGAGCCAGCCGACCAAGACTGTGTACCTGGATCAATTCTTACAACGTTTCGTTCTACCGATGCGCCTAGAGATGTGTGTGAAGCTCCACTTATCTTAAAATCAGGGTCTACTGTGCCAGTGGTAGCAACAGGGGATACATGAAGATACGCGCTTGGAGATGATGTTCCAAGACCAAGCTTGCCTAGTGTATCAGACCAAAACAATTTAGAGTTGTTTTCTGTAAGAGATGTTCCATTTGAAAATGGAATAGATCCAGCCGTAAAACCACCCACTCCACCATTGGCTGCTGGTAACACCCCAGTAACATCAGTTGTAAGATCTGCCTGTGCAAACGATATAGTAGTTCCGTTTGTTCTTAATAGTCTATTAGCAGTTGTTCCACTTGTAAAAGATGGCACTCCAGTTGAGTTTGTAATAAGTGCTGATGTGTTAGCTGTTGTTATTTCACTGACAGTGTTTGTGGCAGAGCTGTAAAGTATTTGATTCGCTGTTGTTGTGTTGGGAAATGTAGCTGTTGACCAAGCCGGTAAACTAGCTCCAAACCTTAAGATTTTTCCTGAGCTACCACCACCAAGACTGCTAACTGTATTTGTACTGCTTGTATATATAAGAGTCCCAGTAGCAACAGAGTTAGGCCATGTAACAGTAGATGCAACAAAGTTAGTTCCATCACTTCTTAGTATTGTCCCAGTAGCACCAACAGATGAGGGCAGTGTGTATGAAGACCAAGAAGGCACCCCAGATGCAACCTGTAAAAATCTTGATGTAGCTCCTATGGCTAGCTTAGATAATGTATTTGTTGCTGATGAATATAATAAATCTCCAGTGGTGTATGTGCTCTGGCTTGTTCCACCACTTGTTGCACCAAGAGCAGTTCCAAGTGTTAATGCTCCAGTTATATTAGCGGTCCCAGTAACATCAAGTGTGTAGGAAGGTGCAGATGCACCACCAATTTTTAAGCCACCAGTAAAGAAGCTACTGTCAGCAACTACAGCCAAGCCATATGTAGTTGTTGCAAAACCAGACATGTTATCGATATACAATCCATAACCTGTGGTTGCTGTTCCAGTATTATTTGTGCAAGTAATTCTTAAACCATATGCAGCTGTGATAGATCCACCAGTGTTATCAAGCTCTATGTGTTGACCATAAGCATTTGTTGCAACTGGTGATCCAAAAGTGTTGCTTAATGTCAATGAAGACCTTGATCCGTACAGATTAGATACCGTACTAGAACCAGAGTGTAGAGCACTGAAAAATCCACCAGCAACTGTTCCAGCAGCTGATGCTCCTGCTCCAGAGTCCCAAGATGCAGAACTTATAATGCCTATTGCAGTTGAAGCCTTTGCACTAGCCCCAGAGGTTGAGGTTATAAAATAACCTCCAGTAAATCCATTAGAAGATGCATTGGTGTTTGGGGTATTAACTTGCCCATATACACCAGTCATATCTGTAGCAGTTGAAACTGTTTCTACAGTGTTGTTTGCTATTCCTGTATTGATTGTTGCTGCATTTCCGAATGCAGTGTGACCATTGTGGTCTAAGCCACCTGATGTGTCCCATGTTGTGCGAAGAGTGTTGTTTGTATAAACCTCAATAGCACCAGAGTTGTCACCGATTCTTGTGTTGTCTGATCCTGTGAATGCAATGCCCTTAGCTGATAGATAATCCTCTGCTGGATCTGTGGCAGTTGGTAGAAAGTCATCCTCAGTGCCCCCAAGGCTTGGGCTTTCTTGTTTTAATGGTCTGACCTTATCTACCATGTAACCTCTTTAAATATGGGGTAGGCCGAAACCCACCCCATACCATATTAGACTTAAGCGCGAACGCCTAAGTGTTCAATTTGAATACCAAGTTTGGTTGTCGATACAGCGTAACCAACTTGCTGAACAACTGCACCAGAAGTTGTTGGTACAGAAGTTGTGATAGCACCTGCAGTTTCACTTAGGTAATAACGTGAACCGGCAGTCAAACCAGTAAAACCGGACATTACTCCGTCCATTTGAACGCTAACAGCAGCATCCAAAACAGCAGCGCCAACAGCAAAACCAAGAGTACGAGCAGTTGATTCTGCGCTTGCGTCAGCAGGGCTGACCTTACCAGCACTTGATACATAAACAGCATCGCGAGCTGATACGCCAGACGTGTCTGCTACAAAGTTTGTTGAATCAATGGTGCTTTGTGAGCTAGATGCAGCTTGAGCGATATCGTTGGTCCAAGCAGCGCCGTCCCATGCGTAGAGTTTATTGGTAGAGCTATTCCATACCAAGAATCCTTCACCTGATGCTGTTGGTGTAGCTGTCGGAGTTCCAGCAAGAACAGGAAGACGGAATGCGTCTACTTGTCCAGCAGAATCCGATATCGTTGGGAAAAGAATGTCAGCAGCGGTAGTCATGCTGTTGCTTCGTTCTTTAGCCATAATATTATCTGCGATCAATAATCCAGCAGTCTGAGTGATTCCATCAGCAGTTGGATCTGTGAAAGACAGAAGGTTTACATCAGAGATGTTACCGTTCTGCATATCAAGATTTGCGTTAAGAACTGGACCACCACCACCAACGGTATAACTGGCAAATGTTACATCATCAGCCGTGCTACCGTGTTCTGTAGGTAGCCCTGTGCTACTATTAATTTTCAACAAAAGTACCTGAGCCATTTAAAACCCCTCCCTAGATTTGTTTAACTTCCAGCGTGACCTCATCAATCACCGCCTTGTCGAAAGGTATTCCTACCTTTTCTTCAAGCTTTTTACGAAGCTCATTGAACTCTTCCTCTTTTTTCTTTCTGAGTTCAGTAAGCTCATTTTCTTTTCTAACTTTCTCACGTATCTCATTATTATACAGCTGAATTTCCTTCTCTAGCAACTTCCTTTCAAGCTGTTGTATTCTAACCTTGTTTTCAAATGAGTTTATGTTGGCAATAGACAACTTCCACTCAAGATAATCATCTTTTTTTAACTTATTCTTACTCATGCTCTAACAATCCTTTCTCCCTTTAATACTAAAAACTGGGTTGATGAATACGGTTGACCGAGTTTAAGTATTACATTTCCACTTCCAGTTGGAGCCGTCACAGTCATTGCTCCAGCTGTAGCCTCTGACAACAAGTATTCCTTCGTAACGTCAAGCCCAACAAAAATAGCCTCAGACACACCTAAGACTCGTATGTTTGCTGTTGTTGTTGTTGGTTTTGTCTCAACAAGTCCTATTACATTTGAGCTTGCCACAACATCTGCCTGAGCTTTCTGCGCAACTCCGAATGAATCCATCCTGACCCAATCTCCAACAGAAACACTAACATCACAATCAACATCAGGTAGGACAACATTTGCATTTGCCGAATCTGCGATCGGTGTGAGTTGCCCTGAGAATGGATTGAATTTATAGCCCACACCTAAGTCCTCGTGTACGTTGAAATATACCGTTTCTCAGAGGTAGTATACTCAACCGTTACAGTTGCCACCACCGTTCCGTTAGAACCTCCAACTTTATAAACATAAGTCTCAGTAGTTGCGTTTGGATAAGAAGCTATAATGTAATCATAGCTCTCAGAAACAAGGCTGGAGGCACCCGATTGGCCACCAATGAATAAGTTTTCATTTATTGAAACACTCACTGTTACCTCGTTAAGTTGCTCACAATAAGAGACACAGAAGATCCGGTGCCAGAGATACTGTTCACCTTACCCCTCATGTGCTTCCATGTTGCGCTTCGAGAAAAACCCTCAGTTGTTCCGGTTGAGTTAAACTCAAGATCAAATGTTGCCGCATCTAACCAATTAACCCCATCGTTTGAAACCTGTAGCACAACTATAGCTCCACCGTTCCCAGATGTAGTTGATGCTGTGACCTGAAAAGATTTTTCAATACCCCAAACAGACTGACTCAGGCCAGCCCCTGTGGCTGTAGCTGAGTTTAACAAAGCTACGGAAGAAGGCTGGCCCCTGCTCATATTACTTTACAGCTTGGATCTTATCCTTGGCTTCCTTGATGTGTTTTTTGACTTCTTCTAACGACTTCTTAGATAACTCGACTTCTTCAAGCACTACGCTGTGACGAGACTTCAACTCAGCTAGTTTTGCTTCCATAGCAGCAACCTTAGCTTCTTTATCTTTAACCATCATTAAGTGCTCTGCTTTTGCAGCCTCTTTAGCTGCTTGCATTTCAGCAACAGCAGCCTTTTTCATTTCAACAACTTCAGCCGCAGTTTTTTCAACAGAAGATTTAGCCTCTTCAAATTCTGCTTTTTTTGCATTCACAGCCGCCTGCATTTCTGATAGCTCTTTTTCCGCTTTTTCTTTTGCAGCTTTAACTTCTTTTTCGGCTTGTTGAAGAGAACCAACTTCTTCAAGTTTGTTAGCAGCATCGAAGAGTGGTTTAAACTTACCCAAGAATGCCTTTAAATCCTGTCCTGCCTTAATTAAATCACTCATGCTGGCCTCCTTACCAACAAGACCGCAACAAGCGATGTCGTGCCATCTCCGGCGGTTACTCGTGGTCTGATATATAAAGTGTTTTCGTATACTGTCTCTAATGCAGACGATGTTTTGGAAATACTGTTTCCATCTCCATCTGTTAGAGTAAAATAAGTTGAGCCATCGTTAGAACCTTCAAAAACAATGGTTCCACCAGACCCAAATGTACCTGTAAATTGAATGCTTTTTACTGTCGATCCAGGAAACACCACAGGAGAACCAGAGTCTCCGTTCAGCAACCCAGACCATGTGACAGTGTGAGCATTAGCGCCATAAGCCTTATGCTCTTCTATTGTCCCAGTTCTAACGGCCATATAATTCTCCCAGTTTTAAAAGTGTGCTGGCAGCCCACAAGTGCCACCAGCACACAATTTTGCTAAAGCTCTTCGTCTTCGTTTACTTCTTCAGCCTCATCAACTTGTGAGTCAGCTTTCTTAGGCTCTTTTAATTTGGACATCCACTTTTCTGAAAAATCTTTCGGATTCTTCAGATCAAATACGACGCCCTCTCTTCTCCTAAGATTATCATAGTATCCAAGACGAGTTGCTTTAACTTTCATTCCTTACCCCTTAGCTAATAGTAATGTTATCTGCGTATACCTTAAACTTATCAACCATACTGAGAGGTTGCAAGAACGCAGTAACAGTTACAGAAGGAGTTGTTCCGCCAACATTGTAGTAAACGCGAAGATAACGCTCTACAGCAGCACCAACTGGAACAGGAAGCACATGCTTGGAACCAGCCGTTAAGCTGGCGTAACCAATGCTATGTACAAGCAAGTCGGTTGGGGAGCTGAAACCAGAGTTATCGTCTGTTTCAATTTGGAACTCATAAGTTTCGTCTGTGGTTGTACCATCAGCAGCAACGTCTACAACGAGAACTACTGCGAGTGGTTCGCCATCAAACAAGTTACGAGCAACGCCAAGGTCTACTAAATTTGTAGACGCAGCGTCAGCGGATACAGCCTGAGCATCACTAAATAGTAATTGTGAATCAATATACATATCACCCTCCTATTAAGATACTACTGCTTCAGCTTCGGTTAATGCATCACAAATGCGAACAGGGATGCCACGGAACATCGGAGTAGCAACACCATCAACATTTTGATACGTCAATCCGCCACCAGAGATCACATCATCACGACGCTGAATGTCCAACATTTGGAAGCAGCTACGGTTCATGTAGAACGCAGCTTTTCCAAAGCGGATATTCGGAATGCGATGAATAGCTTTGATCATAAGTTCTGGAAGATCAGCAGCAGAAGATTTACCAACAAGATTAGAAATATCAATGTTCGGAATGCGAACAACATATCGCCAATCTTTAAGTGCAACACCACATTTCCATTGCCAGTGGTCACGGTAAGCACGCATACGGCTACCAGCGATACCAGCAGAGGTTTCAAGTGTTACAAGACCTTCATCTTCATGGAACAAGCCTGCTTTAGAACCTTTTGGAAAGATACCAAATACAGACTGAGGACCCCAAACAACAAGCCATACTGAACTGTTGTCAGAGCCTGCGCCAGAACCACTGATAATGTTTTGTGCATTAGCAGCAGACAAAGAAGAATAACGGATCGCAAGACCAGTAAATTCTTCAGGTGCAGATGAAGCATTTCCGTAGAAAAGCGTGCTTGCCATTTCTTGGTTCATAGCTTCGATAAAAGCCATTGCTTCAGAAAGACGGAAAGCAGCGGTGTTGCCGTTAAGTTCAGCCAAGTCACGATCGACTTCGCTGTAAGCTTCTAGCATTCCGCATTGTTCGTCAATTTGAGCAGTGGTGCTTTTAGAAGGTTGAACACCTTGGTTAAGCAAACGCCATGCTACAGTTGGTAGACCAGTACGAACCGTTGTACGATGTCCAGTAGGAAGATTTCCTTCCATAAACAACATATCAGCGAGAATCTCGTTGGTCTGTGATAACAGCTCGACAATACTTGGAACCTTACCGTCTGGATCAAGCCGTTTAGCCCAGTCAGCAAGAGTTAGAGCATTAGCTCCTAGAGTAGACATATTTTACTCACTCCTTATTGTTTTTATAAAACACATCTTCTAAAGACGGCTTCTGCACAGTGTGTGTTCCACCATGTACAGCAGTGTCTGAAGCAGCGTATGATCTATAAACATTTGACAAGAAACGAACCAACTCAGGATGATTCCCAAGACCGGTGTCGTTCAATGCCTGTTTGAATTGACTATTACCAAACTTATCAATAAGGCTCTTGGCATCTCCGACTGCGGCTTTCGCCTTGTCTCCACCAATCTCCTTATCGTTCATTAGGTCATTCAACCAAACTTCCCTCATCTCCTGAGCCTTGAGTTGCAAGGCTTCATTGTGTTCAGCTTTCACCGAACTCCTGTACTCCACCAAATCCTGAGCCATCTCCTGTGTCAGCTTCTTGCTCTTAGCATAAGCTTCTACAGCAGATAATTCACTCGCATCGAGTAGAGATCCTTCAGGAAGCTTGAGGTCGTACTTTTCAGGAGCTTTAACTTCGACCTTTGTCTCGGCTTTATCTTCCTGCTTGTTTTCGACTTTCTCTTCCTTAGAAACTTCTTGCGACGATTCCTGCTTTGTCTCGGTCTCGTCATATAACTTTTTCTCGGTTTCTTGCTCACTCATTTCCGAACTCCTCCATCAATTTCCCAAAAGCGGTTCTATCTGCTTCCGTGATATCCGCTATGAGCATATTACCGACATTCCTTTGTCCTATAAGCCTATGTGTGTGCTCGTTATCAGCACCAACTAAATTACCAAAAACATTACACTGCGAAATATATCTCCACAAAAACATTCTTCCAGACCTATGAGCAAGTAAGGCTCGAACAGCATCAAGCTCAGAATCTCGCTTGTTTTTATTCTTAGTCTCTGCTTCTTTTACCTTGCTTGGATCAGAAATATTTACGCTCATAATCCCTCAACCAAACTCCCTGCATTACCCTGTTGTAACATCCTGGTCAGAGCGTTATCTCCTTCCATGTCAGCCTGTGATAAATCCTTAGCAGCTCCAGTCATCTGTTTTGCCATCTCAGCAGCCTGAGCAGCCTGAGCAGCCTTCTGTCTCTGAGCGCGGATCTCTTCAACCATTTCGTCTGTTCTAATTATACTCGGATTAACACTAGTAATGTCGCTGTAAACATCCAACATTTGGTCTGTGTCGATCTTATCAAGTGACTCTGGGTGAACCTGTGCAACCTGAACGGCGAACGATGCAAACCGCTCAATTCCTGCGATCCCAACCAACTTCTGAGACTGCGCCATAATAGAGACGTACTCTACCTTGAGATCCACTCCCTGAATTTCTTCGGGTGGGGGTGGAAACAGTCCTTGTTTCATCCCTATGTTAAAAGCTATATCAATCAGCGGATCAAGCAAGTCCTGATTCAGTTGTTCTAACACGGGACCTAGTGCCAACAGTTTTTCTTCGTGACGTTCATCAATTTCACGAGCCGTAATTTCTCTACGATCCGTGGACGCTAACATCAGAAACAAATCTTCATAAAACGATCTCTGTATCCTTCGCTGGTGCTCCTGAATATCACCAACCAGGTCTGACAATCTTAAATTAACTTCGTGAGCAGCACGAAAACCCTTCGTTCCTTCTCGCTCATCAACGTAAGTCAGGTCCCCAGGCAACAGAGACGCTTTCGCACTCCTCATGCTGCTGGGGCCGACCATCGGTGGAAAAACCATTTTTTCAATCGCCTGGGATTTTCTTTTCTGCATCAGCTGTAACGCTTTAATATCTCCAAGTGCAGTCATTCCAGGGCAGTCTGTTCCGTATACGTCTTCTCCGTTTACTTCCCATCTCGGAGCCAGTACCGGAAAATAATCGTATCCACTTTCTCTTAAAACCTTATCCCCGTCTGCACCCGTGTACGCAGTCTGCGTCTGACCAGAGACACCTTTTTCGTAATAACACGATTTATATTTTTTAAACTTAGCTCCGAATTTATTCGGGTCATAATCCTCATTCGGTTCAATCACGTGACAAACATCAATCCACTGTTCGAGCTGCCCACGATCATATGCATTCTTTACGTGTGTGGAAAAGTTATCCCAAATCAATTTACCGTCTGGTGTGCGTCTGCCGAAACGCTGAACCAGCTGTCTCACTGTCAGGCGAAACTCCCGCTGGAACACATCAACCTGCAACTTATAATTATTCGCTAGCGTGTACGATCCGATCGGAAACGGATAACAACGGATAACGTCATCCACATCTTCCTCTACCAGCATACAACCAGTCCCGAACGTACCCATGTCACCATAAACAATCGGCAACACGTTATACAAATTCGATCGCAGAAACGCAGTACTCATGCGATCGCCGACGTAATACAACCAGTTCTTAACCGATCCAACTTCAGCCAACGCTGGATCCGGTGTCGTCAATCTAAACCACGGACGCGCTGGCGACGTAATACCACTCATCATCCCGCTCTGAAGCGTTCGAACCGAGAACGTCGCAGTCGAATCAATAATCTTATTGTTACGTCTATCTCCGCGATTAACGTCGCTAACCGTAAATCGCGGTCTCCTGGGCTTAATATAATCAGCCAAGTCTCTCCAGTGAGCAATAAACGTCGAGCGTTCAGCCTCTAGCTGCGCTCTCAGAATCTCGTATCTGCTGCGTTTCGATTCCATTATCTTATTCGCCTAGCAGGGTTTTCTTTCCATCCGAACCACCTGCCGACGCTAGTCCCAGCGGCGACGTGAGAATCGTGTCCGCTCTACTCTGTCCTCGCTGTGTAGCGCGCTTCTGCGCTCTCAGTGCTCGTGATTTTTCTAACTTATCCGCCGCTGTGTCGGCTTCCATTTTCTGTTTTCGTTCCAAGTCTCCGCGCAAACCTCGTTCGCGTTCTTCTTTTCCTCGGATCGCTGATTTCGCATCTTCTCGTGCTACGTTAGCATTTACGTTCGTAGCAATCGCACCACCCGTTGCGGCCAGTGCTCCTACAATAATCGCAGCCGTTTCGATACCCATTCAGAACTCCCTTTCGTTTCGTAGTCAACCACCGTGCTGACTATAACTTCCTGATATACTTCGTTTCCACCGTCTCGTAACCAAACGCTCGTAGAACTCTACCATAATCTACAATTTCAGTTACGTCACGCATAACTATGTGGACACCAGACTCTCTGAGTCTCTCATCACACCATTTAATAAACCTTACCGGAGCAAATCCTCGGTACGATTTCTTAAACCACATGAAGTCCTGCATAGCCCACACACGTTTCTTATAGTGTGCATGACTTATTACAACAAACAAGCAATATCCGGCTATTACGTTATCCTTCTCCGTGTCACGCGCAACAAATAATCGCAGCATTCCGTGAGCTTCCATCATGCGATATCTATCCCAGTCGGGGTCCAATACCTCACCAGGAACTCCTGTCTCTGCTGCGTTTTCAAATAATAATTCCGCGTGGTTATCTATAAAATCACTCGGAACTTCTTCATTAAAAACAATCACAATCAACCTCTATCCAGTTCAACCTTATCCGAATACGGATCAAAATCCCACCTAAGCGTTGTCGCTCCACTACTCATGCGGACACCGTGTTCTGTTCTGCTCGTGGGCATCTCTGGCATCGCGAACGTCAGCGCAAGTGCATCAGCTCTATCCGGTGAAAATCCCAATCGTTTTACAATCTGTTCTTTCGGTTCAATCTGAAATTTACCACCAACAAACGTATACGTCACGGCAGTCAATTCCCTCGCCAGCTGGTCGTCTTCGGGCAGTACACCACCACGTTTAACCCACTCGCTCATCAAAAACCACATTTCCGCTCGCTTATTTAAATACCTGGGATCAATCGCTTTCCCGCTAAACGCAACACCCACCGGCGCGTGTCCAGCCTGTATCAGAGCGTCGATTACTCCACCACCATATCCGCCAGTCTCATCCACAAACTCAATTTCACTTCCCCACTCAATCTTCGTCTGCGCAACTCTCGCTGCAATTTCGTTCGTTCGTGCAGCTCGCATCTCAGTACACGCATACGCCATTAAACCCTGCCTCGGAAATATAATAGTCGAGTCATTACCAAATCTCGCAACATCAACTCCAAGTCTCTTCTGCGCAAACTCGTACCCTTCTGCTCTCCTGCGTACTGCATTCTTAACATCATCCGGACCCAATAACGCATTAATCGACGCCGGTGGAAACTTACCAAATACGTTCACCAGTACCCACGGATTCTCTCTGCCATACTGCTCAATCTGCTGCTTCGCCCACTCTATACTCACACGCGGCGATCTCTTCGGATCATCAGGATCACCAGTAATATTAAATACCTTCCACAGGTGCCGAGCCTTCGTACACGCATCATACAGCGGACCCTCCAGGTGTGTCGGGTTACCTGCCTGGAGTATCTTGCACTCTATCCCAGACGACAGCGCAGCTTCCGCCGCTGCCATCACAGCCGACGGAATACCCCCACTCTCGTCCAATACAAACAGGATATAATCCGCATGTAACCCAGCGAGCGTGTTCGCCTGCTGACTCGTGTCCGCACTCTTCGGCCACGTCCGGGCCGACATAAACCAGTTCTCCGGATTCTTCTTGTTCGCAATCCGCGTTTTCGTCCACTCGAACAGCGCCTTCAATAACTCGCTCTTCTGCTGCCATTTACTCATCTCCGCCCATAATCCGTCCGCTAAGTTATCACCACTAATACTCGTCGCCGCTATCTTCGGATACGGCCTGGTTAATAAAAAATTCCAACAACACCACGACAAAACCGCCGTCTTCCCAGGCCCCTTACACGCAGTCATCGCTACCCTCTGCGATACCGCAAACTCCCTCAATACATCCACCTGCCACGGATCCGGATCTATACCAAATACATCACGCACAAACCGAACCGGATCATCACGCCACTCACGACACCTCTCTATAAATACTCCCTCCGTCGCACTCACCCTACCCCTCTTCATCTTCACCCCTACTCGTAGCCCTCACCACCACATCCTCCCAACTAACACTCCCACTGTGCTCCACCTTCTCCGTAAATAACCCCAACGTCTTCGCTAACGTATCTATCGCCTTGTTCTTATCGTAAAAACGAACCTTCTTCACATTCCCAATTATCTGCCGCTCACTACCGCGACCCTCCCATATCTCACTCACATCCACACTCGCCACTGCCTTCGCTATCCCGTCCGGCCACTCATGCACCGGCCTCAACTCCCCAGCCTCATTAAACAACATCCTCGGATCCGCGCCAGCTATACTCTTCACCTCGTGTATCACTAACTCCCTCAACCACTCCTCACGACGCCTCAACGCATCGTCGTACAACGCCCTCAACTCAACACTACTCTCTATCCAATTCCACACATTCTTATACGATAACAAACGATCCACACATATCTGCGGCAACGTCCCACCACACGATATCAAATCAAATACGTCAGCAAGCGTGCTCAACTTGCTGTACTCTATCGTCTGAGGCAAATTCTTCTCCTCAATACCGTCCAACTCCGCTATCCGCTCTCGTATGTCCATAAAACAACACTCACATAATTAATCCTAACTTTCAAACCACAACCATTATTTACTAACACCACGCGTCTAAACGGCACCCGAACTTTAAAATTATATCCGCAGCAGAAGGCGGTCTCCCCACCCCCCACCACGAGCGCGGCCCGGCCCGTAGTGTGAGGGAGTGAGCAGAATAAAAAAAATATATCTGTGGGAGTTCGCATGTTTTTAGACGAGCGGTGCCTGTTAAGAATACTTAACAAACCAATGACGCGCGGTTGTTCGCAGTGCTATCAAATCTTAACACTCTGGTTTGTTATATTCGAGCCTGTCAAATCGCCTCTATAAACGCGCCATGTGCGGGACATACCTAAGCTTAGACCATGCCCGAAACGTGCGACAGCGTGGCAGCAATCGCTTTATATAATGCCTCTATATTCGATCCTATTAGGAGTCGTTTTATACGACTTGACGGCATGAGCCAGCAACCGGCAGGAGGGAAACCTACCCACGATCTGCATTAAATACCCGACCAATACTGCGGGCGCATGCGCGTCTAGTTTTTTTATGGTGTTTACAGGTTTACCGAGTTTACAGGTAGGTCTATATTCTTTGTTTTAAACGAACGTGGTATATCATCACATAAATAATGACATACTATACTAATATGCTATTCTATATCTCCTAAAT